GAATATAAGTTATAACAAGAACTCAAGATGGGAGTTTATAGAGATATTGCACAGGATCATAAAAGAAACAGGTCTAAAGTTTATGGAATTGATTGTATGGAATAAGAAACACGCTTTACCAATTACGTCACAGGTAATGCTAACGAGGCAGTATGAAGATATATTATTAGTAGGTAATGAAGAAGAGATAGCTAAAGACATAGAGATGTTTTGTGTAGCAAACAATGATGGCGCAGTTTTATTTAATAAAAGAACGAACAAAGGTATTACAAATTATTGGGAGTTAGATACAGGTGGATCACAACTATCTAACCATTTGGCGTGTTATCCAGTTAAGTTGCCAGGGAAAGGGATTAACCTAATGACTTTAGAGGGGGATATAGTAGTAGATCCTTTCTTGGGTAGTGGTACTACTTTGATAGCGTGTGAACAGGTCAAGAGGAAATGTTACGGTATTGAGTTAGATCCTAAATATGTTGATGTTATAAGAAAGAGATATGCAAAGTTTATAGGTAAGGAGGAAGAATGGGAGAAAGTAACGCCGAAGTTCTAAAAGAGAATGAGGTTGAGATAGAAGTTGATCAAGACATCGAGATTAAAAATGTTGAGGTTAAGGAAGAGGTTAAAGAAACTACAAAGCAAGTTTCTGAGGTTACGCCACCAGAGAAAAGAAACCCAACGGGCAAGGGTGGTTTTGGAGATAACCCACAGAATAGGTCTGATGGTAGATGGAGTAAAGAAAATAGCTTTAGTTATTGGATGAATTATTTTAAGAGTCTAACGGTTAGACAGTTCTTTTTATATGAGAGTACGAAACCAGAGGATGAAAGAACAGTAGCAGAGTCATTGGCTTATGCTCGGGTATCAAAGTCAAGGAATGATTTAAAAGAGTTTCAAGAGGTGGCTAATAGGACAGAGGGTATGCCAGTTAGACGACACGAGTTTCAAGATACTGATGGAGATCCTATTACACAGGTTGAGGTGGTTATTATTAAGAGTAGAGAAGAATTAAAGAATGAAACTGAAACTAAAGGCAACTAATGTATATCAGAAGAACAGAGAGGCGCACGCCAAAGAGGAGATAAGGTTTGTAGTTGATCAAGGTGGTACGAGATCATCGAAAACTTACAGTCTGGCACAGCTCTTTGTGACTATTTTATTAGAAGAACATAATATTCTTTTGACTATCTGTCGTAAAACTTTTCCGTCTTTGAGGGCTACGGCTATGAAAGACTTTTTTAATATATTGAAAGAGCAGGGATTATACTCAGAAAGCAATCACAACAAGACCGAGCACTCCTATAAGTTGGGGGATAACGAGGTAGAGTTTGTTTCAATCGATGAACCACAGAAGATTAGGGGGCGCAAGAGAACGTATCTATGGATCAACGAGGCCAACGAGCTAACATATGAGGACTTTCGGCAGTTGAACCTAAGGACAGAAAAGAAGATTTATTTAGATTATAACCCGTCTGACGAGTTTCATTGGATTTATTACAAGGTTATACCAAGGAAAGATTGCCTGTTCATTCAATCGACATATCTAGATAATCCATTCTTGGACGATGCTTTAGTAAAAGAAATTGAGATGTTGAAAGAGGCTGATCCAAACTATTGGAAAATTTACGGACTTGGGGAGAGGGGAACGAACGAGGCCGCTATATATACGCATTGGCAGTACTGCGACAAGATACCAGATAACGTCGATGAGATTATATACGGCTTAGACTTCGGGTTTAATAATAAGACGGCATTAGTGCGAGTTGGTATTAAGGACCAAGACCATTATTGCCAAGAGCTTTTGTACGAGTCGCACCTAACTAACTCTGATCTGATTGAAAGATTGAAAGATCTAAAGATAGAGGATGACTATCCTATTTATGCTGATTCTGCCGAGCCACAGAGAATTGAGGAGATAAATAAGGCAGGATTTTATTGCTTACCTGCTAACAAGGACGTTAAAAAGGGCATTGATACGATTAAAAGCCACGGGTTTTATATTACTAAAGACTCTCCTAATTTACAGAAAGAAGTTAAGTCGTATAAGTGGAAACAAAAAGACGAGCGAATATTGGATGAGCCCGTTAAATTTAATGATCACTTATTGGATGGAGCGAGGTACGCCGCTCACACTCATTTGCTCACAGATATGACCGATGAGGATGATATTGATATTCTTTAAGTTATGCTATAATTAAGGAAAGGAACTTATGAAAATAGTTGATCGATTCAAAGATTATGTTTATAGAACGTGGTTTGATGCACCTGGCTTATCATCCACGTTTGTTGAGAACCTAGGAGTACCACCAACACAGAACTCAAGACAGGTGTTAGAAGATTATAAAGGGATTGTCTACGCCGCCATATCTACTATCGCTCAAAACGTTTCGGCGATGGAAAACTATTACGCCAAAGAGATGGGCAATGGCGATATTAAGGTTGATCAACACGAATTTCTAAGACTACTCGAAAACCCTAATCCCGATATGACGAAGAAAGAATTTATTGAGGCGACTGAAAGCTTTATGCAGATGGTTGGGGAGTGTTTTTGGTATTTTAAATATGGAGAGGTATCAAAGAAACCTAAAGAGATTTATATACTACGGCCAGATAGAGTGAAGATAGTCGTCAGTAACGGGGAAGTTGTTGGCTATAAGGTATCAAAGAACGGGGATAGCGATGCCGTCGTACTAGATACGTTTGAGATTTATCATAAGAAAAGATTTAATCCGAATAATCCATATAGAGGTATCGGGCCTTTACAGGCAGGACTTCAATACGTAAATACAGAGAAATACGCTACTGATTTCACAAAGAACTTTTTATTTAACAATGCTACGCCATCTGGAGTATTAGTACTCGGTAAGGATATGACTAAAGAGGCCTACGCTACGTTTAAAAGGCGATGGCGTGAGGGTGTATCGGGAACACGTAATGCAGGTAAGGTGGCGATTATACGAGGCACAGAGGCTACGTTTACCAAGGTTGGATTATCGCTTTCTGATATAGATCTAAAAGAATTAAAGAAGATGACCGAGGACTCAATTTTAAAGATGTTTAAAGTGCCAGAGTCCTTTCTGGGTGTTTCGTCTGAAACAGGTTTGGGTAGAGCGTCGGTTGAAACATTGGAGTATATTTTTACTAAGTGGGTAATTGATCCTATTATGGCAACTTATGACTCTGATTTCGAGAAGATTATTAAGAGATTTTATAAAGAGAGTGTTGATATAAGGCATAAAAACATTGTGCCAGAGGATAAAGAGTTTGAGTTAAACAGAAAAGACAAAGCCGTTGATAGATGGATGTCTAGGGATGAGATACGTAGATCAGAAGGTGTTGATGCTATTGGGGCTAATAAGTTATATGTACCATTTAATCAAACAGAGATTGAGGGCGTAGATACTAACACTAAAAAGACTAAGACTTTAAAGATTAGAGTAAAGACGAATGAAGTAGTTGAGAAAGATTTTGATTTTGATGTTACAGATAAGTCAGATAATGCTCCTCAAGAGATATTTAGAAAGAATACGATTGAGAATACCACCGAGCAATATGTTATTAAGGTAATGAAGAAAGTTAAGACGTTTTTAAAGGATCAAGAGAAGAGGGTACTTGATCAGATACCCGATACGAAGAGCGTCACGGCTAAGGGATTGTCTGATAGTGGTTTAAACATAAACGAAGAAACTACCGAGATGGAGGCATTGATATTGCCGATAGTCCTTTCTTTGGTGTTAGATGTTGGTAATGAGGCCAAACAGTTTGCAGGTGGCGACGGAGAGTTTGAGTTGACAGATGTTATTAAGAATGGCATCAATGAACATCTTTTAAGAGGTTGCAAGAGTTTTCACGAAGAAACAGCTCAAGAATTGGCTGATACTTTAGCCGAGGGCATCGCTAATAACGAAACAGGGGCACAACTAAAGAAACGTGTCGGAAAGGTCTATGACGGGGCTGAGAAGTGGCGTAATGAGCGATTAGCACGTAACGAGAACCATTGGTCGGCAGTTAGGGCGACTGAGGAGGCTTTTATACAGTCTGGGGTACAGTTTAAGCAATGGTACGCTAATCCTGGGGCTTGTCAGTATTGTCGTACGTTTGACGGTAAGGTAGTGAGAGTTGGTGCGTCTTTCTTTCCACAAGGGCAAACAGTAGTCGGAGAGGATGGTGGTAAATACGATAACAATTATGAAGAGATTGAGAACTCGCACCTACATCCAAATTGTAAGTGTCAGTTGTTACCTTTGGATGAGCAGAAGTCGGCAATGGGAGGCAAGGTTTCACTAAAGGCTTATCCGATTGAGTCCATTAAAGAACAGATCGCTTTGGGTATTGATGATAAGATTAAAGCAGAGGGCGAGAAGATCGGCCGTAACCTAGCAAAGAAATATCAGAAGAAGATTGATACCAAGGTTAAGGAAATGGATAAGACAACTAAAAGATTGGGCGAGATTTTAGATGAAGAAGAAGATAATAAAGGCCAGGCTTAACGGAGACGAACATCTAGCCAAAATACTTGAAGTTGAGGAAAAAGTAGAGGGTGTTGATGGTCAAGTTTCCGATATAAAAGATAAAGTCGCACAATATAATAAGGCGATTTCTTCTGATATTGAGAAAATATCACAAAAAACGGATGAAAATGCAGAGAAAATAGAAGAAAAGATATCAGAGGTTAAAAAAGCACAGGATGAGTTTGAGATGCCAGATTCCTTTGAAGTAAGTAACGCTAAGGATATAGCCGAAGAGTTGAATAAGGGATTGCAGATCATATTAGACAGCCAGGCAAAGTTTTTATCGGTAGAGATGATCAAGAGCTACGCCGATGTTGTTAAGCAATTAGAGAAGTTGGCGACTAAAGAAAATAAGATCGTCATTGAAAAGCAGAATGAAGATGTAGTTGTAAACTTTCCAACGAAAGCAACTAATCCGATTGCAGTAAGGCTTTCTGATGGCAAGAGATTTTATAACGCTTTATCAAGTGGACTAGCACAAAGTAATAGTGGTGTAATAACAGCCGTCGGAGAAGTCACAACAGCATTAGCAGATAAGGCGACAGAGGCAACAATGTTACGCATTGAGGACTTGATAGAGTCTGGTGGTGGTTTTGAAGTAATAAGATACGCCAAGCCAACGGGATATGTTGTATCGCCAGGATCTACAATATCGGGAACGATTACAAATGCAGAAAACCACGATGATACATACTTGGTATTAGGAGAGGCATTAACAGGATTAACGGTAGATTTCACTTTTAACGTCGGAGATGTACTAATTAACGAGTTAGTGTTTCACGGACGATATAATGGCAACCCTGCTCATTATATGGATTTTGAGGCTTGGGATTATGCAGTAAACGATTGGGTGCATATATCTGAAACTGGGGATGATCTACCTAGCGCAGATACCGATTCTGAAATACGAATAAACATAGGATCTAACCCTAACTTTATTAAGGCAGATGGAGAAGTTAAGATACGGGTTATCCACAATGTGATTGCTTATTCAACGGCACATAGACTATAAATTGATTTCATAAACGTCACTTATTTTGAAACGGTAGCAGGGATATCGGACCCGTTAGAGCCATATGGTCTTTTGTATGCGACTGAATACGGAGCGACATATAATTATATTTGTAGAGAGGATAAGGACGGCAATTGGTATATTCAAAGAGAAACGGTAGCAACGTCGATAAGGGATTATGTGACGGGATCGGGAAACGTTGCAACAGCTTGGACTAATAGAGCAACACAAACGTACGGAATTGGTAGCACTAAATTTTAGGGGTGTCAGATGTTACGTAATGAAATGATAGATTTACACGAGGCAATTTATCGTAAAGATAAACAGATTAAAAGAAATGCGCACAAATTATTGGCATTGAGTAGATTAAAGGAGTTAAGAGAAATAGACACGGCTAGTTATTCTATTGAGGAAAAAGGACTGATAGAGAATGAGATAGAGGATATAAACCTATTTTTAGGCAGGCATCAATGGCAATAACGGTAACACCACCACTAGCAACGCCCGTAGTTACGTTAACGCCTGGAGAAGGTGGATCTTTAGCAGCAGGAACATATGAAGTTGGCGTAGCGTGTGCCAATACGTCTTCATATACATTAACTGCGGCTGATCAAAGAAGAAGTGCCGCCTGGATTGGGCAAGTAGTAGTTACGGCAAACCAAAAGATTACAGTAAGTTATCCAGCAGTTACAGATGCGACTCACTACAATATTTACATCAGAAATGTGACTACTGGAGAAACGTGGTACGGTGGAAACCGTCGTCACGGAACTGTTGATACTAGTGCTACGACTACGTTATTAAGTTATGACATTCTATCACTCGGAACTCGGAGACCTCATTTTGACAATTTTACTTATGATACAGCTTACTTCACTCCACCGATTGCATTAAACCAAGGAACGATAGTAGTCCATATATCTGGTACTAACTCGGCTATTTATTATGCAGATTTATATAATGCGATAAATGCAGCAGGTTTAGCATCTCATATATTTGAAGAGGAGGGCGAATTTTGGTTGAATGGGCAACTGATAATTGACTCTGGGGCTACTGGATCTATTGCATTTTATAACTTTAAGTTAACTAGCGATCAATCACTCCAATGGGGTATTCACTTTATGCAGGGGATTATATTAAATAACTCATCTACTTTTACGGTTACTTGGGGAACTACTGCTAGAAACTCAACACTTTACATTGAGGCGTGGTCTTGGAGATTTGATAATCAATATATGGATTGCACGTCATTAGTTATAATGGGTGGAACATTCCAGAAACTTAGAGCACAGCAATACCTATGGGGTGGGGATCACTATATAAACATTGGGGATAACGGTGGGTCTACGAATGGACTATCTCTAATTGGTGCTCACACACAAAATCTTAAATCGACTGCTATACAGGGTATAAAGGTTGTTGGTGCTGGGTTTAATGCGACTAACGCAAACACTATATTCCAATATTGTGAGGGGGTCGGTTATCAAATTACGGTTAACAGAACTGGAATACAAACACTAAGAGATAGCACGATTTCAAATGGATCATTTGTTAGACATATTAGATCTAGAAACTCTATATCTGGTGGTATTTATTTATATGACGTTAAGTGGAAAAATGACTCATTGACTTTACCAACAGCAGGAGATGCTTACTTGGCAAGGCCAGAGATATATTGGGAAAGTGGAGCAGCAGGACTTTCAAACATATTCTATCAAGGTGCACCATTCCAAGTTAAGGTGGTTGATGAAAGTGGAAACGTTATAACTGGTGCGTCTGTAAACTTACGGAATGTTACGGGGTCAGTTGATGAGTTTACGGAAAATACTGATGCAAACGGATTAACTACTAGTAGAGATATTGTTTTTGAGAGTGGCCAATATGACGGAAGTGGGGTATATGGAAACGGAACTGGAACAGATTACTCTTGGAAACATACTGTTTGGACTGTAAGGAGTTTTAAATTAACGATTACTAAGGCAGGTTATGAAACTTACATATCTAACTTTAATTTCAACGGAAAGACTATAATAACCATCACGCTAAAAGCACAGGTGGCGAAGTTTGAGGATGATCGTGGTAAAGTATTTGATAGAGTAGATAAGACAAATTCTGGATCAGTTAATTTAAGAAGAAAGATTGTAAAGGTATGAAACCAATACATTGTCCTGTATGTAATAAATTTCTTTTTGAGGTTGATAAACTCGGAATTGCTTACGGTGTAACAATTAGATGTCGGAGTTGTAAAGAGATGGTGCGAATAGATTATGTGACTGCTGAATTCATATTTAGTAACCATTTGACACAGGAAATTGACAAGATAAAAAGTCGTGCTATAATTAAAGCATAATAAAAGTTCACAGAGGCCGAGAGCCCAGAACCATACATAATTGTATTGGTTTTTGGGCTCTTTTTCTTAGGAGGAAAAGATGGCAAAAGAAAAGTCGGTAGGGGAAAAAAGGAAACTGAATTGTGATATCTCAAAGGTATCAAAAAAGGAACTGCCATACGGGCAAGTCGAGTTTGTTGTATCTACGGGATCGGTAGATCGTCACGGAGAAAAGATAAATCAAGATGGTATTAACATCAAGAATTATAAGGGTACTGTTCTTTGGTCACACGACCACTACGCTTTGCCAATCGGAAAGACTATTAAGATTTGGAAAGATAAGACCGAGGGGGCATTAAAAGCAATCGTACAGTTTGCAACTGAGGAATTAGATTTTGCTAAAGATGTCTATAAGCTGATTGTTGGAGAATATATTAAAGACGCATCTATCGGTGGAATTGTTGAAGAGTGGAGTGAAGATTATACAACTATCGAGAAACTAGAGATGATAGAGTTCTCGGTTTGTAACGTTGGGGCCAATAGAGATGCAGGAGTACTGGCTAAGGCAATTGGCAAAACTGAAGAAGAATTTAATCGTGATTATGAGAAATCTTTGTTAAAGCACTTGCAGGGTAAGTTAAAGAGCAAGTCAGAAAAAGAGATAATGTCGTGGGTTAAAACCCTAAAAGATATTAGTGTCGCACTCGAGGGCGGGGTCGATGGCATCTCCGAAGTGTCGGCGAAAAGTCCAGAGGGGCGTGAGCGTATTAAGCTCGTGCTTCGTCAGGCTAAGGAGGCAGATGTTGCTTCCGAACATATTATTAAAAAACTTAAAGTCCGTTTAATAAACGGAAGTGGAGAGTAAAAAAATGAGTGAAGAAAAAGTACTCGAACTTAACCAAGAAGATTTGGTTAAAGGTGTTGCCGATGCTATTAAGGGCGAAGTTGTAGATGCCGTTAAGGGATCTGTTTCTGATGCCGTTAAGGCAGCCGTTATTGAGGCAACCGAAAAAACGGTCGAAAAAGACGTTGAGGATAAAGATCAAGACGCAAACAAAGGAACCGACGACAAAGTTGCTACTGGTTTAGCAGCTGAAACCAAGGAAGTCCGATTTGCTAAGGCTTGTAAGGCCCTTGCTAGTGGCAATATGGATGTTGTACGTGAATACAACGCTATCACTAGCGAACTTCGTGAGAAGTCTGGTTATGGTAACATCACAACTGATGCTGATGGTGCTTACTTAGTACCAGATCCAGATTTTGATGCAACTGTTGAGTCGCTAAATGACGTTTATGGCGTAGCTTTCAAGTACGCTGATGTTCGTCAAATTTCTGGCAATGCAGTTAAACTAAATCGAAAGGCTAGTGGATTTGACTTTACCGAAGTTGGGGAAAAGGGATCAACTCCTGGTGTTAAACTAACTATTGGTCAAGTAACTGCTGATCTTCGTAAATTCCGAGCTATCGCTCCTATTACAGAAGAGTTGGATCAAGACTCTGCCGTAAACTATTGGGATGAAGTAGCAAACGAATTTGCACGTGCTCGTGCTAAAAAGGCTGATGAAATTGTCTTTACCGACGCTACATCTGGTCTTTTGAACCTTGCAGGTACCGAAGCTCAAACAGTTGGTGCCGCTAATACCGATCTTGATTGGGATGATGTTATGAACGCTGAGGACAAGGTTGTTGATGAGGCCAATGAAAATGCAGTCTGGTTTATGAATAAGACTGTATGGACTCGCCTACGACAGCTTAAGGATGGAGAAGATCGATATCTCTTCAATCCAAACCCAAGTGCTCCAACTACTCCTTGGGGAACGACTGTTGTGCCTGTGTCTATAATGCCTAAATATGCTAACGTTGGATCTAACGAGGCCTTTGCCGTTTACGGCGACCTAAAGCACTATAAGCTTTATGTTAAGAGAGGTCTTGAGATTGAGATGCTTCGTGAAGCTACTGTTAAGGACGAGGACGGAAACGACTTCAACCTAGCACTAGAGGGTGGCCGTGCTATGCTCGGTTGGACTCGAATGTTGGGTGTTGCTCGTCACGCTAACGCTTTCTGCCTTTTAGGAACCGGTACGGTTAGCTAAGGTTGACTGGAACGGTATAGTACATTAAAATAGTTGTATGTTTAACGATATACAACAAAATTCAGAGGGACTCTACTATCGGTTATGTGATGTATGTGGTAAAGAAATAACTAATAGATTTAAGAGCCAAATAAAGCAAAGAACTTGCAGTCACTCTTGCCAGTTTAAAGGGAATAGTTATAGAAAAGGGATAAGACCAGCTAATGCCTTCAAGATCGGAGATACACTAGGAGACAAGAACATAAACTGGAAAGGTGATAGTGTCGGTTATTACGCAACTCACGACTGGATCGCAAGACATTATGGTCGACCGCAGAAATGCGAGAATTGTGGCACGACTAACGCTAAAAGGTTCGAATGGGCTAATATATCTGGTGAGTATAAAAGGGATATAAAAGACTGGAAAAGGCTTTGTCGTCGGTGCCACTTCGAATTTGATGGTGGACGGGAGGTTATATTCAAAATAAGTAGCCATTAGTAGAGTCCCTCTGAATAGTACTAATTATTTAAAAGGAGAGAGGAGCCACTAATGGCAAACAAACTTAACACACGAATAGGTCATTGTACTGTAAGTTTCGGTGGTGTTGATCTAGGTCATACAAAGGATGGCGTAGAGCTTGAGTTCGAACGTGAAACTGAAGATTTGTTAGTTGATCAGTTCGGATCAATGCCCGTTGATCTTGCTCTTACGGGGCAAAATCTAACTGTTAAGGTTTTTCTAGCCGAGGTAATGGCTTCAAACCTAAACATCGCTAACCCAGAGGGTGATCACGATCTCGGTGGAGAGGGCGAAAGAGTCGGCTTTGGAACGGATGCCGGTTATCTCTTGGGTCAAGATGCTAAGCAACTTGTCTTGCACCCTGCCAAAAACGCCGCAGCTGATGACAGCGAAGATGTAGTTATCTACAAAGCCGTATCAGTTGAGTCCGTAGCTCTCAATTACAAGATTGATGAGCAAAGGATACTGGAAGTTACTTTCAGAGCCATTGTCAGTGAAGATAATGGTAACGGCCGTCGATTAGGTCATATCGGCCCTGCTGATATTTCATAGTCGTGTACCTACTCTGCCTCTTCGGAGGCAGGGATAGGCATATGATAAATTTAAAAGACATACGACATAGTGCTATTCTTGAAACGCCACTTTGCAAATGTGGTAAGTGTTCTAAGTGTGATAAAATAAAGAATAGGAGAAAGAAGAATGTCATACATAACACAGGCCGAATTAGAGGCATATTTAAAGAGAAGTCTTAGTGCAGCAGAAGTGATCGCTTTTCCTATACTGTTAGAGTCGGCTGAACTTGCAATAAACAACTATACTGATACTAACTTTGATGAGGCAACAGAGGAGAGTAGATATTTTGACGGTGGAGAAAAAGAGATTTATATAGATCCTTGTACGGAAATTACAGAGGTCGCTTTAGTAAACTCCGATGAGTCTATTACAACGACTTTGACGGATGATGAGTACGTAGCCGAGCCGAAGAATAACACGGTTAAGTGGACGCTAAGGTTGCGTAGTGGGATGTTTCAAAACGGAATTAGGAACGTCAAGGTAACAGCTAAGTTTTCTAGTTTTGTTGAGAGCGTACCTGCTGATGTTAAGTTGGCCTGTTTTAAGTTGGTGGGTGGGGAGATCATAAACCCGAATAACTATAAAAAAGAAAGTATTGAGGGTTATTCGTACGAAATGCAAACGGCACTTGAAGAAGATCAGATATTATCAAAAGTATTAGCGAGATATAGGCAGGTTTATGTATGATCGACCACTTATTTGTAGATATCGTAACGAAGATAACGGCCTCACGGAATGAGGGGGGCGACTTTGTTTATGGGGCCCAAACGGATATACCTTGTAGATTTAGGGAAATAAACGATATAACACGTGGAGTTGATGGCCGAGAGGAATTAGACGCTGATGCGATGGTACACTTGCCGTCTGATTGTGGCGTGGTTTTAGGGGATATTCTTATATATTCTGGCGAGTATTACAGGGTTGATACAATAACTAAGGCTAGGAAAATGGGCAGTACTAATGTTGAGTTTTTGAAGTGCTTACTATTAAGGCATAGGCAGGTATCGTGATTACTATAATTGACAGGAGTAAGGCATTTGCTAAGAAGTCGGCCACAAGGACTGATCGGGCTTTATTTAATATGGCCAAGGATATTGAAACATTAGCAAAGACAAAGAAAGTACCCGTTGACAAGTCACATCTTCAGTCAAAGATTGAGCATAAAAAGATGTCGGCAAGGCATTATAGGGTAGAGGTAGACGCTCCATACGCTAGATTTCAAGAGTTTGGTGGAGATAATAAGCGAAGAGTTAAAAATTACACGAAACCAGGAACAGGGGCGCATTATTTAAGAGATTCTGGGAATATTATTAAAAAGGCAGCAGTTCACTATATAAAGATGCAAACACAGTTGATTTCTTATTCAAAAGGTAATGTAATTAAATTAAGAGGTAAAACGTTATGATCGCCAAAGATTTAGCAGATTATTTAGCACTAAGAGGACTAGGTAACGTCGGTACTGATATTTTTGTTGGAGAGCTACCGATAGATGATGAGAGTGGGAATACGATAGATAACGGGATTTATGTTGTCGCTACTGGTGGAGATGGGCAGGACAGCTACCTAGACACGATGTACGAGCAGTTTGATATATGGTCAGTACATCCACTCTATGAGAGTGCATATAACGCTTTAGAGGCCGTTAGAAACGTTTTGAGTAGAGCGACAAATTATGACCTCACAAACTATTACGTCTACTTTTCACACGACATATCTGGTATAATGGATTTAGATAGAACTCGTGACGGATTAAAGATTTATAAAATGACCATTAGGTTAATTTATAACAAGAAAAACGTAATAAGTTAAAAGGAGGCAATAATGACAGATAAATATTCTATTGATCTTGATGCTTTGATGCCAGAGCCAGCCGAGATCACGCTTGGGGGCCAAAAGATTTTAATGCAACCACCAACGGTTGAGCAGGTATTGAAGATATCTAAGTTATCAGTTCAGTTTAAAGATATTGAAGAAAATCAAGATGCGATACCAGAGGCGATTACTAAGATGACGGAGATCGTGGTGGAGATCATACCAGAGTTAAAAGGTAAGGCATTGAACGTGCCTCAACTAATTGGCATTATAAATTTGATAGTTAAGATGTCTAATCCACAGCAAGAAGAGGCGACTACCGAGGACGGTAGCAAGGTGGAGATTATAAGCCCAAACGAGACGGCCGCTTAATCGAACAGATAGTAGTTTTCCTAAGATTTTATAGCGGCTATACACTCCAAGACGTACTAAAAGAAAAATCTCAAAGTTTTTACAGTCTTTTGAATATGGCTAGTATTAGGTCTGCTTATGAGCAAGAAAGAGATTCGGTTGTTGCTTTGGTGCCTCATATGAAAGAGTCAACTAGGGGCACGTACTTTAGAACATTAGAGAACGCCCAGCGTGATATAATTGACTTAGGGAAAAGCAATAATGATTACTCGGCGCTTGAAGTGCTGAAAAAAGAGTTTGGGGTAAAGAAAAAAGATGTCAACTGAAGTCGGAAAGATACATTATAGCCTTGATCTAGACGATAGCAAGTTCAAGTCTAAGATGTCTAGCGTATCTGCTAGTGCCAAAAGTTTAGCAAAGGGCATAGCAGTTTTTGGAGTTGCTACTGGAGTAGCCGCTATTGGGATGATTAAGAGTGCTAGTGAGGTTGAAAACCTAAGAACTAACCTTGATATTCTTACAGGTAGCACCGAAAAAGGGGCTAAGACATTTAAAGATTTGTATCAGTTTGCAGCTAAAACTCCGTTTGAAACAGGAGATCTCGCTGATGCTACGTCTACTATGTTGCAATTTGGTATAGCTCAAAAAGATGTGATGCCTAATTTAAAAATGCTTGGCGATATATCTTTAGGGAATAAGGATAAATTAAAGTCGCTAACATTGGCTTTCTCACAGGTACAGTCTACGGGTAGATTGATGGGGCAAGATCTATTACAGATGATCAATGCAGGTTTTAACCCGTTACAGATAATTTCTCAAAAAACAGGTAAGTCGATGGCTACTTTAAAGAAAGAGATGGAAAAGGGAGCGATATCGGCTGATATGGTTAGGGATGCTATGTCATCTGCTACGAGCAAGGGTGGGTTGTTTTATAAAGGTATGGATAAAGGGGCTAATACCTTGCAGGGTAGATTTT